CTTTATCAAAAATATCATCATTTTTATTCCATGATGATGTTACTAAAATTGATTGCACATAATATAAATCTTCATCATTTAAACTAGCAATACTTTTAAGGTCAGGAATATCTGCTTTAAAAGATAATGAAGGAGACGCTAAACTAGCATATGTAACACAAGCTTTAGCCGATAAAGACTCTGTTAGACCGTCTTTTTTTTCAGCGTTAAAAATATGCATACTAGTATCCTGTAAAGTGTTTATTCAATATTAGAGCTATACACCAAGCTATAAAAATAGGCTTTATTGTATTTTTGTTCCTCGGCAGTAAGTTGTTTATCTAAATTTACAGATACTTGTTTTGACCAACTAGAATATTCATGATAAATTGTATTTACTATATTATTATTAATATCGTTTAGTTTACCTAAGATAGTGTCTTGAGTAATATTAGATAATGGTTCTAGTGAAAATAAAATTTTTGTTTTAGTATTTTCTGCTTCATCATATTCTACGCTAGATAAGCTTCTCATATTTTTTTTGTTATAAAAATCTAATAAGATAGGATTTAAAATTTCTGCTATAGAATCTTGTGCTGCTATTGCCCAAAGCTGAACTGATGCTCCGGTTTGTGGAGAAAATTGTTTGGTTTTTCTTGGTGAACTATCCTTGCTATTTTTTGGACGTCCTTGTTGTGGTTGGCCTGAACCAAGATTTTCTGGTAATGGTGCAGAAGAGGGTTGATTAATTTTGGGGTTAAGGGCGGATCGCATTTCTAATGACGTTTTTTCTCCGGGCTTTTTTCTTTCTAGTTCTAGACCTACTTGACTAGGTGTTGCTACTCCGGTTTGTAATGCAATCTTCTTAAGAGAGTTATCTAGTTGTGGCTCAAACCACGGGCCTGATTTTGCTACCATACGTCCATTGTCCCTATCTCTAAATTCACGATTAAGTCTTGTGCGTTCCATTTCTGGATCAAAACCAAATACTCTTTGTAGCATTTCGTCAGATACAAGATTGCGATCTGCTAGTTGTACTAGCAATGCTTTTTCTGCATCTTCATTACTAAGATCCATTCTATCAAATTCTATTTTAGCTGGATATCTAAAGCCCATCGCCTTTTGTACCGCTATCATTTCTTGTTTCCAAAAACTAATCAGCTTTTTTCTTCCGTATTGTAGCCTTTGAGTCAGCGTTTTTAAAGAAATGAAATTGTTGGTTGTACCGGCTGCGCCGTATGTGCCTGTTAGTGTCGGAGGAATACCTAAACCAGCATAAATACTATTAAGATGCGGAGTATATTTAGCTTCTCCTAGAAATTGATGAACCTGAGTTTTACTTTCTATCAATTCAATATCTGGTCCCCAAACAAGATCCATTGTACCACCACCAACATTATTTTCTAAGATACTACTTAATTTACTAGCGGCGGCTGCGGTAGGAGCAATTTTGTGTTCGAGACTACCTAGTTTAAAAATTCTAATATTACTAATAGCGCCGTCTAATGCTGCTAAGTCTGCTAATTTAAGTTTTTCTATAATATTAATATCGTCCATAATAGCATATATCATTGGATATGCCCATGTCTGCCAATCGTCTTTTTTATAGTGATAAACAAGAGTTTTTTCTGGATCTAATGGATATAGTTTTTTATTTTTAGCTGCTTCAAGTACCTGTTCTGGTAACTGAGCTATAATAGCTCTTTCGGCATCATTTTTTGGGCTGTTAATAACTTTGCGTAATCCTGCTGGTAAAGAAATAGCATATGTTTTATTTCCAACGAATGAGGATAATGAACCACCAACAACATCTACATATACTGGATCAATAAAAGTATATCTCCAAGGTATTTCTCTTTTTTCAACCTTTGGACCTTCACTATCAATAACCATGTCAGCTTCTGCTGTAGCTTTATAAAGACTATCTGCTACTTTAAGACTAATTTTAGCTGTTTGACGATTGATAACAACATTACCAACTTTATATAAGTTATTTAAAAATCTTTCACTACGATCTTCTCCGTTTACCTTTTCAAACCAATTACGATAGAATCTTTCTATTCTTTTATTGGGATGAACAGGACGTATGCCTTGACATGCAAAGTCTGCCATAAGATCCACAACATTTTTAACTAATCCAACTCGGTCATAAATAATAGAGGCTTTTCTAAAGATTAGCTTGAGTTGTGTTGGAATACTTTCTTCTGGTCTAAAGTAGTCATAATCGCTACGAGTTAGTCCTGGGCGACTACTAATATCAGTAACAAGATTAGAAAAATCTAGTCTGTATCGACTATTGTTAGCCACTGCTTTATTAACTAGGCCATATTCGTCTAAGCTGGATGATGCTTCGTTTAATGCTTGTCTTTTGTCATTAACATCATCTGACCATGTGATATATGCTTTTTCTGGCTCAAAAGGGGCAGCGTCTGATATAACTTCGTTTTTGGTCTTTTTTCTTGATGCCATAATAGTATTGTATTAGAATTGTGATTGTTTTATAGTAATTACACCAAATTATCTGTAAACTCCTTTATATATGTTATCATTTGCTGCTTCTGTAAACCAACTTGGACCCTTATATAATGAGCCAGAATGTTTCTGATGGTCTGTTCTAAGATTGGATCCTATAACATCAAAATTAATGGGTTCATTAGCCCTATTAATTTGACGAGCTAACATATTAGCTATAACTAAAGCGCTATATCGGTCTTTTCTTAATTTTCCTTTTTTACCATTAGGCAACTTAACATCAGGAGTATCCCATCTGTCTCTGGCTCCACCAGCACTGCTAGTTTGTGTCATTACTATAGTTGTAAGTTCATTTTTGAGTTCTTCTATTTCTAAGATTAGCTCACTCTCACTATCATAAAGATTATCTAGTGATGTTTCCATAATATCTTTATTTTCTTTATCTAGAGCTAATGCTAAACTGACTTGATCGAATCTTGGAAATAATAATACTTTGTCTTCAAGATCTTTTCTTAATCCATGATTAGCTTGTGCTGTCCAATCTGCACGAGCGAACTGTACTAGTTCTAAAATATGCAAACCAGATTCGTTGTCAGTATCTTTATATTTTTCTTCTATTACTGGCCATATAATATTTTCTCCTTCTTCTAGTTTTGATGGATCATGTAAAGCTTCTTCAATGGCAATACCACCACCCTGAGCATCCATACCTATTCTAGCACAAGGAAAAACTTTCATTAGATTACGAATTTTTCTAGCACAAAATCTATAAAAGTCATGTTCATTTACTAGTCCTGTTTTTTGACGTTCTTTAAAATTATTTCTATTAGTAGTCCAACAATATACGACTCTATTATGATCTGGATGTAGTTCAATAATTACAATACTAAAATTATCTTTTTCACTAGCAGGATCTACTCCGTAAATATATTGTAAGTCAGGTTTACCAACGGTGGATACATCAAAAAATACTTCTTTATTGTTGACTAGGATAGGTTTATTTTCATTAACCACACAGCTTTCAATTAAGCTGCGTTTAAAGAATCCGTCACTATCTTCTGTAAAACACGCAGCATATTCCATGTTATAGATACCAGTATGAATTGTGGCTTTGGCTCTACTAACCTGTTTATCATCCATGAATCCTTTTGGTACAAGCTCGTATGGAATACGTATGATACTATAATCTCTCCAATTAAAACTTTCTGGTACTTCACCCTTGAATAGTTCTTCTAGTTTGTGCTTGTCTCCTTTGCTTTCTATAATACCCTTATATCTTTTCCAATAGCTAGCAAAGTGTTTAAAACTATAATCTGCTGTACCAGCAATAATAGCTTGATTATTCTTTTTATTCTGTAAAACTTCTAGTTCATCAGCCCATAATCCATTATCTATCATAGCTTGTTTACGAGCTTCTTCTTTAACATTTTGAATAGGACTAGCGCTCACGGCCGCGAAACCTGAAACTACGGTTTCATAAATTTCTGGACTAATACTAGCAAATTCGTCAGCAATAATAATGTGTGCTCTAAGACCTCTGATTTTTTCTCCAGTACCTAGTGGCACAGCAATAGTCCAACTGTCACCTAGTCTAATAGTACATCTGTCTACGTCTCGTCGTGGGCCGTCATTATTACCAGTAAATATGCTGCGTAAAATAGGACTGTTGTTCCAAATGTTTTCCATATACTCGAAAATAATTTTACTCTGTCTAAAAGCTGATCCAACAATTACTATCTTTGTTCCTGGTACAAAGATACATTTTAATAAAGAATATAGCGCTAGGATAAAACTTTTTCCAAAACCACGAGTAGCAACGAACATTGGAAATGGTCTATACCAGAATTCTTGTAAAAGCACTACCTGTATAGGATGAAGTTCAATATCAAATAATAGTTTGCATGTGCTGCCTAAATACTTAGGATCTCGTAATAGTTTTAATAAATGTTTGTCTGGTCTTTCTATATCAGATCTGGCACGACCAATCATGGGATTATTAGAAATAACGAGACTGTCTAGATCTCCTAGTCCTAACCATGCGTCTTGATAAATTTTAATCTTCTTTTGGTCGGCCATAAGTTTCTACCATTCTTTTCATAATTGATAAAGCCATCTCTTCTGCATTATCTTTAGAGCCACAATATATAATATGTACATCATACTTGATACTAATATCTGTTAAATATTTTAGAAGATATTTACCCGTAATTTTTAAACTATTCCATAAGCGACGAGGAACTGTGGATCCTACAGGATAGTCCAATAGATTATTAAATGTAAATTCCATAAGAATAAATTTATGCTTATAAGGTTTCATTCTTTCTAGTTCATTAATAAATCTTTTCTCACTAATATTTCCTGCTATTTCGCTTACTGTTCGTTTGCGTTCTATAGTAAAAATATTTTCTAGTCCTTCTATACTATAGTCTCCTGTATCTAACTTTCTATTAGCAACAGCAAACTCTGGAAATTCCCAAGGCTGTTGTTCACGAGTATCGATAATAATAGTAAAGTTATTATTCATGTATTATAGTATTTTGTATAAATAATTTTTTGAAAAAATGTTATGTATGATTCTTCATCGTTTTTAATTAAATCGTGATGATTTTTGCAGAGAGAGATACCGTTGTGGGGGTGGTATCGTAAGCCGGGAAAACTGGCCCATGTTAAAATATGATGAGCATGAATTTTACAACGACTATTACAATTTGGCCACTGACAGGTGTGGTTGTCTCTTTTTTTTATAAGCTTTCTCCATTTTTTATATTCTGGATCATTATAGTTTCTCATTAGAGTCTCGTTTAATAATACTATCATCATTTAGTACGGGGATATCTATTTTACTATCTTGATACTGATGATATTCGTATAATTGTTGACGAGCTTTATCTGTGGCCATAGCTAAGATTGCCATTTCTCTTCCTTCGCGCTCTCTAACATCTTCTTCTTCTAGCATGCGAATTAAACCTACCCAGCTGCTCTTGCCATCTTCTATACGTTTAATACGCTGTTCTCTTGTGGCCTTGAGATCTTTACTAACTTTTTGATATTCAGCTAATAGCTTAGTATATTCGTTAGTATAACTTGCTATGCTATTTCGAGCAAAACTCAATTGAGTTTCTAAATTGGCCAATCGCGGTATGTCTCTTTGATCTTCTGGTTTGTTGTATTCGGCATCTACTAATTTTTGTAACTTTTCTGTTTCAGTAATATGACGCTTTCGTTCCTTCATGCTTCTATTAATCAGAATATCAATAGTAATAAATTGTTTAATCTGTAATTCTTCAGCAGGAAGAACATCTTCTCTAAATTGTTTGATTAAATTAATCCACACATCTTCAAAGTATTCTAATTCGCCACTCTCAGCATCAAACTGGCGCGATATTTCTTTCCAGAATGTTTTGCCGTGTAGTTTTTGTTTGAGTATGTGGTATTCTTGTTTGGATTCTTCTGGTTCGTATAGTTGATTTTCTGTAACATATCTTTTAATTGGATCAACATTACGATTAAGGTGGGTTGCAATATCTTCTATAGATAAAGTATTAATATTATCTTTTATATATTGTTCTTCATCTAAACTTAACTGTCCTCTTTTTTTACTCATCATTATCCTCTGATTGTTTTAAAATATTATTTTTAATATGGAATAATAATTTATCAGAATCACTCTTGCTAACTTTACAACCATTTTTAAGTTTCAAATAAATTTCTCTTAATTCTCCATTAAGCTTAGACTCTATATCATCTAAAAGTTCAGCGTTATCAAGAATCTGGGACGATGGTTGGGGGCTGTGAAAAATGCTACCATAATCTTTTATCTCTTCTATGGTGGTTAAATGCATCAGATTTTTTTTACTATTATTTCTGCTGGCCCATTTATGATATAGATCACAATCTTCTTTGTTGTTGTATTGGGTGCATCCGCTGGAGCTTTGTTTCAAATGAGGATCGTATAGGGGGCAAGTTAAGCAGGGTTTATTGGGTCGTTGGTAGTTGTCTCTTTTGTAATTAAAAAGTCGATTACGAACGTGGGTCCAAAGAAAGTTTTCTAACGGCCTTTTGTGGTCGTAGTTTTTTAATCCTTCAATAGCAAAAATGGTGATTTGTTGATGCATATCCTCAATATCATGATAACCAAATTTAAATTTGTATGCTAATTTTTTAGTAATTATATGAACTATATTTAAAAAATCACTTTCATCAACGCCATATAGTGGATCATTTTTCTTCTTCTTTATCTTCTTTTTTGTCATTTATATTTTCTTGGTCATATAAGCATTCTGCTATGCTTTTGGTTTGGGTGCAGCTAAGATCATCAGCTACATTTAGTTGGTCAGAAGCTTTAACAATTAATACTGATGGTACAATAGGATTATTAGTCATTTTTCTTGCCTTATATAAGGGCCGATCTAGTATATTATAGTTAATGTACACTTTTTGTCAAAAAGAGGTTAATTCTATGAAAAACTATAAAAAATGGAGCGATGCTGAGTTGCAGTATATTAAGGATAATTTGGGTCAATTTAGTGATGCTGCATTAGCTGCTAAATTAAGTTCCATGACAGGAGAAAATGTATCAACAGCTATGATTCGTCGCCAAAGACGCAAGCTGGGTATTAATAAGCCAAGAGGACGTCCCAAGAAGGTTGTGGTAACATCCAATGGGGAAAATGGCTAATATTATTACCAATACATAATCTTTTATAAAGCCTATCACAGTTTGTGGTGGGCTTTATTTTTATATAAGAAGGAAATTTATATGAGACCTAAAAATAGTAAAGATTTAAAAACTAGAAAAAGAAAAGTATTTTTAAGCAGTAAGGTTGAGCGTCAACTGATTGATGAGTATGGGGGTGGATGTAGTTTTAAGGATTTGTGTGAAAAGTATAATATATCGATGAGTGCTATTAGTAATATGTTTAAAAGACACAATGTAAAATGTAGGGTAAATTATAGTCATATTAAACAATGGATAGTTGTTAATGATTTGAGCGTTTTAGATGAAAATATTGGGGGGATTTATGGTATTTATTTTATTAACCGTAAAAATAATAATGATATTAAATTGTATATAGGTAGTAGTGTTAATATTAAAAATAGATTAAAGGATCATGAAAGGTCTTTAAAATACAAGTCTCATGTGTCAAAATCTTTGCAAAAATATTATGATGATGATAATTATCAGATAAACTATGCTATTATAAAGCAGTGCAATAATGATAGTATTATGCAGGAAGAGCGGGCTTATCAGTATGCTTTTCATAGATCATGTTTATTAAACTCTTGGTTAGCTATTAATGAAAGTGATTTAATTCCGTGGCTAGAAAAAGCGGTTACTCTTAAGGCATATAAAAATTATGTAATTAAAGATGATGGATGTTGGGAGAGTGCTACTATTCATAAAAGTGGATATGGTAGACTCAGGGTGGTGGCGTTTAAAGATTGGGGGCCTGGAGTTAAAAAATATATGGCAATTCACAGGGTGGCTTATTGGGAAAAATATGGTGAGTATCCAGAATTAATCAGGCACAAATGTAATAATCCTAAATGTAGAAATCCTGATCATTTGATTAAGGGTAACCATAGAGATAATGCTATGGATAAAAGGGGATTCTTTCCTGAAGAATTTGAACAGAAGTGGCTGGAGTTTGATGGAGATGTTGAGAAATTAACGGAACATTTTGGGTGGAAAAATAATTGTGGATGGGGCGGCAAAAAAATTTCGGCTAGTGTGTATGCGTGGGAGAAAAAATTAGATCTTAGAAATAAGCATCAGAAGATTCTGGGCAACAATACTAATAGAAGATCATAATAATATTAGGGTGAAAAGATAGGTTTGGGTGATACATTTTGTGTTTTTGTGCTTATTGAGTATAGACGTCCGGGTGATTTTGTCGCAAAGTTTGACAGGCCCCTTGAAAACAGAAAAACCCCCAGAGTCTGCCATAATGACAGATTGATCGGCGCCCATGCCATAATGACATTCTGAATTTTTTTTGATGATTTGGCATGAAATTATATTTGTTTTTTCAAAAGATTTTGCTTGATTGCGTCGATAATATCTGTATAATAGGGACAACACAAGAGAAAAGGAAAGCACATGATCATCTTCAACACCCGAAACGAGTTGGTCGAGTTCCTGTACGGTGTGAACAGCACTTCTCCCGAGACTCTGGTGGGCGTTGCTCGCATCGGCGGTGAGTTGCTGATCGAGGCGATGAATAACGATCTCTATATCACCGACTTTTTTCCTTGTGGCGACGAGGGCGAGAGCATCGCGGTCGATATTGACGGAAACATTCTTAGCGACTACCTGTACTACTGATAAGTATTGACACACTAAAAAATCTTGCTAGAATACAAACATAAGAAAGAGAGAAACAAATGACGATTCAAGTTCAAAACACGATTCGCCGCCTTGTTGCTCGCCACGGTTATTCGGCTACGTTTGTTCAGCATCTTGGCGAAGGTATTTGCCTGTACAGTATTGGCGGCATCATGTATCGTATCCGTGGTGACGGCACGATTCTCTAAAAAACATCTGTACAGTATTGACAATCGTAAAATCCTGCTAGAATAAGAAGAAAGAAAGAGAGCAACAAAATGGCCACGAAGTTCAAGATCATCGAAGATGCAAAGCGGCAGGCTCGGATGTGCTTTCTCGGCATCGCAATTCCTACCGAGGTGAAAAATATCGACGGCGAAATGATTCAGGTGGAGAAGGTTCTCAAGTTCAATCGTACCGCACTGAAGAATATCGGCAAGCGTAAGGTGGAAAAGACTGATCCCCGCATGTTGGGGGGTGATGATAGCATGATCCTTAAGGTAGGCAAGCCGGGAAGCCGCGAGAGGGTAGAGGCTTTGCGAAGCCAATACGAAGCGATTGCCGCTCATGGGGAGGAAGTATCCCCCTTTGGGTGGGAGGGGTGAACGCTAGTACACCTATCATCATGAGGCGTTACGCCAAAATGACAGGTAGGCCGGCCCGGCTGCCATTATAGCAGATTAGCGATTATCGTGCCACAAAATATTTTTCTTTTGGCATGAAATTATTTTTGTTTTTCTCCAAAGATTTCGCTTGCAATTGTCGATAATAGTTGTAGAATCAAGGAAACAAAGGGGAAGCAAATGAAGATTCCGAAGGAAAAGACGATTCGTGGAAAGATTTACGCCTACGCCTACAAGGCAGGGTTTACGCTTCATCCCCACAGGCTAGGGTCGATTCCGTCCGGTGTTCCTGGAACGTATAGCCTATTCGACATTCGTGCTAACTATTACACTCACAAGAGTGTGAGCATGGATACTGTGGTTCGTGTGGTTATCGACGAAATGTATGCTGCTAAGTATCGTAAGACTGTAACGGCCTAACCCTTTTACATTGGAGAATGTAACATGAGCGAGTTTGAGCGTATTATCAATGATAGCATGATGGATGAAGTTGATTATATTCCTGGTTATGATGATGGTGAGTGGCCTCAAGATTGTGATGGTGAGGAGGATTGTGGCTAATGCTATCGGCTATTATGTTTGTTGTTAGTTATCTTGGACTAGTATATCTCATTTGCGTTGTAAAGGATTAGTTATATGACTACGATTGAAACTGCTATCCCTGTTTACAATTATCATTGGCTGTGCCAGAAGATGAAGAATCGTGAACGTGTTTGTTTACGATATAATCTTGGACAGATTTATGGTATCATCAATGGGTTGCGGCCAGAAGATGGTAGCGGCCGACATTGGCTTGTTACTATCTATGATAATGGTAATAGTGCTGAAGTTTATGTAAGAGCAGAGTAATATTACATCGCCGCAAAGAAACTGCCAAAATGGCAGGCGGCACGGCGAAACTGCCACAATGACAGATTAGCAAATCTTGTGCCACAAAATAATTTTTATTTGGCACGAAATTATTTTTATTTTTCTCCAAAAAAATCGCTTGCAATCTCAAGTATGGCCTGTATAATGTCGATATAAGAAGTAGAAAGCAGAGGTAAACATGATTAGCGATTGCTGTGGTGCTGTGGTGCGGTTTCAGGACATTTGCCCGCGATGCGGCGAGCATTGCTGCAACGGATCGGACGATGGATACGATGCGGCTCGTGACGCCTACGATATGGGCTATGGTCAGCCGGTCACCCGGCGTCAGATTGAGGAAGATCGGGCTTGGGCGGAAGAATGTCGCCGGAATCGCTGGTAGTCCCCCGATAGTGGGGTTGATTCGTAGTCTAGTTATCTGTAGAATCCACTCAAAGGAACCAAGAGAAGATGAAAACCTACTATATTTACAGTGCAGACACCGATTTCTACCTCGGTATGGTACTCGCAAAGGATTGGGTGGACGCCCGTTCAGTATGGTCAACGGCTAATAACGTGTCGTTTGGATCGGTCTACGCTTCTGCAACTAAATTGTAGTATTAGCGGTAACCATCCCCACTGCGGTAGGGATACTGCCAAAATGGCAGACCGCATGGCCCGGCTGCCAGAATGACGGATAAGCAACTATCGTGCCGCAAAATATTTTTCTTTTGGCACAGAATTATTTTTGCGTTTTTCTAAGATTGTGGGCTTGCATTTGCCGATAATAGATGTAGAATCAGGGCATCACAAGGGAGAAGAATAATGCTTCACGACTTCGAAGAAATCAACGATATCCTGAACGCTATGGCCGATGAGGGTACGCTTGAGCCGCTGGCCGAACCTATCGACTGTGAGGACTGCCACCCGATGGATTGGGCAGAGGTTACGGGCCTTGTCGATGAGTTGGCCGATGAGATTTATCCCGAGCCTATGCTTGACAGTGATGGCCAGTTATGGTACGTTAGTTGAAAAGGAGAAAGTCATGACTGTCTGCAATCGCAAGATTTTGAATATCCAAGTCACAAGAGATCATCTTGATCGGTTTTTTGATATTGGTTTACATTCTTCTAGGGAAACTCCTATTCTGTTCAATATTGGTTTTTTTGGTTGCGTTCTTTGGATTAGTTTTTTTGACACTATCAACTAAGGTACAATCATGAGTCACCCTGATCCCCTTCACGATTACGAGGATTTCGATATGGACATTGATTCGAACTATGATGATCATGATGATTTCTATCATGAGGATAACTCCGGAGAGATTGATTGGGAAAATGATTACGATGATAGCATGGATGGCGACCACGATAGTGGCATGATTTCTGCCGGTTGGGGAACCGATGAGGACTACGGTTATTTTGGCGAAGATGTAGACTATCGTGAGGATTTTCATAGTGATGACGGTTATGGGGAGGATTACTAATGAGCGGTATGACTTTGCAAGATTGGATTAATGCTTATATTCCTAAGGAACAGGATAAGAATCTTATGAAAGTTAATGTGACTCAAACTGATACTTTTGGTGGCGAGGCGAATTATTCGTGGGTTAATCGTTATGAGTTTATTATCAACCGTAACGCTTCTCAGCATAATATTACTCGTAAGGCTAAGGCTTTGGCCGGAATGACCGGAGTTAAGGCTGATACTTTTGATTATGATACTGGTCTTACTATTAAGCCTAGAGGTTATCATCAGATTATTTTTGTAGATTTTGAATGAAGAAACCCGATCTGCCAAAATGGCAGGCGGGCCGCAAAATCTGTCAAAATGACAGAAAAATATTTTTTGTTTTTTTATTTGACTTCTAAAGTTTGGACTGTAGAATACCGATATAAGAAGCAGGAGGAAATGATGGAACGATATATGCGTGACGAGTTTGTTTTCGATTTTGGGGAGGATGATGCTTCTGGAGTCCACTGGTATGCTACCGTCACAATAGACACGGATTATGATACTATTTTGTCCTATCGCGTGACGGGCGTTTATGTTGGTGGACAGATGCTCGGTTGGGATGCTATTGATTCGGAACTGCGGCACCGTATCCGTGGACGAATGAACAGTGTGGAAACGGCCGAGTTTCTCCCTTGATTTTTTAAAGTGTAGACTGTAGAATCCCAATAACTCTAGCAAAGGAAAAGAAAATGACTCACGCCGAAGCAACTCGTATGGTGCATGGTAAGGGTAATCGTATGCGTCGTAAGGTTGGTAATAATACTTACGCCGAGATTCTGTATGATGGTACTGTAGCAATCAAGTTGCATAATACCTATGTTGTAAAGATTAATCCGAATGGTACCTATACGCTGAATAGTGGCGGATGGCAAACCGTTACTACTAAGGATAGAATTAACCAGTATAGCCCACGGCGAGTGTACCAGCGGAAATACGAATGGTTCGTGGATATTAACGGTAAGGAATATCCTTTTATGGATGGTATGGTTGTTGGAGAATAATATATATGACTCATGAACAAAAAATGAAAATACTAGAAGATATGGCCTCTAAAGCGGGCTATACTCTTGGTATGATTATCGTACCAAATAAGTGTTATACTTTGACTAATATATTATCTAGAAAGAAATATAAATTAAAGGTTTCTAGAAAAGTATTATTTAATATTCTAGAACGAGAGATTGAGCGCCTGCCAAAATGACTGGAGGCCCGGCCAACCTGTCAAAATGACAGAAAAATAATTTGATTTTTGGCTATTGACTTGTCGATAATATATGATAGGATTAGTTTATGAGCAAGAGAAAGAAAAATATCGTTGTGAAGTTGAGCGTGCGTCCATTATGGGAACTTGGACACGGCCATAATGATCATCGCTCTGGTAGTGGTAATCATGATAATCGTCCAAAGCGTCTACGGACTCGCGGATCTCAAAACAGGCGAGCGCTAGGTGATGGCTGGTGACTGTCTTACCCAACCCTACGGGTTTGGATGGGGTGGATGTAGTCAGCGAAAATATACAGTTTTAGAGGTTGACAAGCCGATAACGTATGGTAGAATGATGCAGAAAAGAGGGCTTTATGGTTGAAATGGCAATGATGCTTTTTGGGTTGTGGTTTGTTATTGTGTTTGCTTCCATTTGTGTGTGGATTTTGGATATGGGAAGCGAGTGTGAGAACTGGCAGAAGAATGTGACTGTTGATGATCTTAGAGAACTTGATAGAGTTCTGAAAAACTAAATTAAAGGAAAGGGCTAGGGATGGCCGATATTTATATAGATTGGACTAGTTTCTGTGTGGGACTTGCTGTTGGTTTTATTTGTGTTTGCGTTGTTGCTAATCTGGTGTTTCCACTAAAAAAGGATTGAAATGAATAAGGCTGATAAAATGCTTCTTGGTGTTTGTTTCATTGCTGGTTGCGTTCTTACCTATTTTATCTCCTAAATCATAACCTGCAAAAATGGCAGGCAGCACGCATTTTCTGTCAAATTGGCATGATATTTGCTATCTAAGATTTTTCAAAAAATCCACTTGACGCATAGACGAACTGGGCTCTATAATTCGCACAGTAATCAGGACACCCAAGAGGAGTTATGCTATGAATGGTTATGAAATGCTGGCTCAGTTTGAGACGATGATCAAGGAAATAATCGCTGTTCCTAACGATTGGCTGCCAGAGGATTTCAAGGATAATCGCACTGATAGTGTGACCCTGGCTGATCTTGAGAAGAAGTGTGATGCTATGGATGGTGTGGAAACCGAGCATCAAATTGAGAAAAGAGAAAAGGATAAGCGGATTGCGATGTATGCTGCGATGATTGAGAATGGACAAGAAATCGCCTACCTGTCGAAATGACAGGAGGCCCGCGACCGCTGCCAAAATGACATCGTAAAATTTTTCTAAAGATAGTGCTTGACAAATGACGATAATAGATGTAGAATGGTTGTGTTCTTCAAAAGAGAGGTTGCTATGAACGCTGATGTTTTGGTTCCTGTTCGTCATGATTTGGTGAGTTTTGTTTATCATGGTAAGTCTGTAGTCGGAGAGGTTCGTAGGGTTTATGAGAAGCCAAAGGGTACTTTGATTATTGTGAAAATTGGTGATAATCAGTACCGATCCTGCTATATGGATCAGATGCAGGACTTGGTGGTGTCCAAACCGTAAAACAAAGGCTGCCAAAATGGCAGCCGCAACGGCCCGACTGTCATAATGACAGAAATATTTTTGCTCAAGTTTTCGCTTGACAAACGCCGATAATAGATGTAGAATCGAGAGACAAGAAAGGAAAAGAAATGACCTACAACGGCTTCAAGAACTATGAAACGTGGAATGTTGTGCTTTGGATCAACAACGACGAGGGACTGTATAATCTGGCTAGCCAGTGTGAATCCTACGATGAGTTTGTTGATTGTATGAAGGATTTGGGAAGTAAGATTGGGTATCAAACTCCCGATGGTGTGGCTTGGAACGATTCTGGAATCGACCGTGAATCTGTGAATCGTGATTGGGTTCAAGATTTTGTTGAAGTCGAGGCTTGACAAACGACGATAATAGTGTAGAATGGCTGTCTAAGGTTTAGTTTCAATAACGAAAGGGATGATATGAACGATATGTTTATGGTGTTTACTGTCGGTGCTATGGTGTTTGCTGGTGTTGTTGCTTTTGCTATGTTCCATCTTTATAGTGGTCTTCACGATAATTTGACCAATGCAAAGGTTGGTAATGTTTATAATTTTCTGTATGAGCAGCCTCTTGCTGGTGATCCTGAGCGTTACATGGCAAAGGTTTTGAGTGTGCATATGCTTTCTGATGAAAGTATTAGCAGGCTGAACGCTAGGAGTCGCTATCGTCGATATGATACTAACTTTCAGCGTACTAATCATCTTATCACTGCTCAGACTCCTGATGGTAAGATTCGCAACTTCTATGCCGAGCGTACTAAGAATGTGCGTCGGCCCCTCTTGGGTGGGGTTGCTTTCAAGACCGGCTTGGCCAGCCTCCTCTTTTGAGGGGGTCGTGCTAAGGTTCTGCCAAAATGGCAGACCGGCCGGGCAATATGCCAAATTGACATACTCTAATTTTTTGGTTGACAAATGCCGATAACTATAGTATACTAATGGCATGAATACTAACTATTGCTACTCTGGAATCACTTGGAAAGTTTATAGATATTCTCACACTCTTGTGGGATATGTTGTGGCATCTTCACAATATCAAGCACAGATTCTAGCCAAAGAAAAGTTTGGGGATTTTGTTTGGATTGAGCGAGTTCGTTGTCCTGCCTAATCCTTCGGATTTGGTCGGTGTGGGCATAGTCAGCGAAAGTTTAGGTCTCTTGACAACCGATAATGTTTGTTGTAGACTATTGGAAAAAGGAGAAGTTATGACACGTGATGAATTGGCTAAGATTCTGGAAACGTTTGCTTGTTGTGTTTTGAGTACCGCTCAGTCCGATTTGAGTGTGGATGCTCAACATGAGTTGATTACGTTTGGTATTGACAATATCGCGGATACTGTTATGCTGTTTGTTGAGCGACCAGTTCCAACCCCTAGTGCTAACTGAAAGGTAATTTATGCCTAATTGGTGCTTGAATAATCTGACTGTTGAGCATAGTGATAGTGCTATGGTTGACCGATTTGAGAAAGCATATAATGCTGGTGTTCTTTGTAATGAGTTTATTCCAAAGCCTGATAATCTGGGTGATGGATGGTTTGATTGGTGTGTGAATAATTGGGGAACTAAGTGGGACGTTGGTGCTGATATTGGTACTGATCGTGCGGAAACTCATGGGTTGAAGGCTACTAGAGTTGGTAATCAAGTTAGTTGCACGTTTGACTCTGCTTGGGCTCCTCCTATTGGTTTGTATGAAAAACTGGTAGAGTTGGGATACGATGTAAAGGCCAGTTATTTTGAACCGGGTATGGCATTTTGTGGTATTTATGATAATGGTTTTGATAACTATATTGAATATACTGATAAGGGTATGATTCCTGTTGCTTTGTGGAATGAGTTCGATATGGCAAACTTTTTCTCTGATGATGAGGTAGAAGCATAGTGCTTGCCTCGGATCATCATTTTATTTTATTTTGGCCAGTTGTTATAATGGCAATCTATTCTGCTTTTGCTTACTTGGGAGATTGAATGAACCAGATCTGCCATAATGGCAGGCTGGCCGCGGAATCTGCCAAATTGGCACAGCATTTGCTACACAATATTTTTTCAAGAAACCCTGTTGACAGGCCGATAATAGAGTGTAGAATACAAGAGTTGAGCCGATCATTGACAATTCAAAAGGGACTGCAAGGTTGCTTGAGCAACTCCCGTAAAGGCAGTGAAGTAGATGGTCAAGTTGAGAGCGCGGGCCGAGGCAGATGCCTGTGACGCCAAAGCATCAACGAATCCATCCGTCCCTTGACAATACAATCAGTCAGAAGTATAATCGTAAAGTAAGAGAGGCCCGTGTTGACACGGATAGCCTAGCGTAGTATACTCTGGCTGACAAACTTTCGTGGGTTCATGCTTCGGGCTAGATTGGATAACCTATCACGATAAACCTCCCGTTCAGCGAAGACGTAATCATCGCCGGGGTTGACAGCAAGGTTATATGCTGTATAGTGGTACCAATCTATGGGGGATCGCGTCCTCACCACGACCAATACAATCACACGTTGGAGATATCCTTTACTATGCGTGGCCTAAAAACCTAGACATTGCAATGCCGCATAGCCGTGTGATATAGTACAACCAGTAACCGTTGCCTCTGATAAACTGCCTGATATTAGGTACCCGAAAGCAGTGAAGCAGCGTGAGCGGTTTCCAGAACGATCCTGACAAGGGGCAAACGGCTGGGTTATAGGAATCGGATCGTAAATGATTCCGCTGGTTACAAACAGGGGTCGGATAGAAACCTAAGACTGCGAGAGCCGTTAGGGTTAAATAATGCGTGATACCGGACATTATTTGTAAAACTATCGGTGGGTATAACTCAAAGGTAGAGTTCCACTTGTGAAAAACAAGAGGAGTTGATGGTTCGAATCCATCTATCCACTAAGTCGATCCATTAGCATCCGGTATATTTTCATATTATTAACTCTGCTGATAGTTTCCTTAGATAAGGTTGAACGGATTAGTACCGAGAGGCTGTTCGTAAAACTATCGGCGGTCGGTACATTATATGTCAAAATGACAGGCTCCGCGGTCGATCTGCCAAAATGGCAGATATTTTTTATGGATTTTCTTCTATTGACAAACCGATAATAGACTGTAGAATACGAGCACAGGAGAGAAAAACATGAACCACGATCCATATTGGACATTTCCACAGTTTCCTGAGAATGATACTTGGGAAGTTCGTTATTTGTGCTGGCGAGCGTGTGGTGAAACTAGAGAGCAAAGCACACGACTTGCTAATGAAGGTTATATGCCCGCATCTTGGTGGATGCTTTATAGGGATGATGGGAGGTAAAATGAGAGTATTTCGTAAAATTATTCTGTTCTTTCCGTCGTTGACCATGTTCTTTTTGGCGTATTTGTCTTTCCTTTGTGACAATCAAGCAACTAAGTTTACTTTTAGGTGGAAATAATGTGTATGTGGTATGTTTTTAGAGATAAAGAACTTTTAGGCTATGTTCATGCTCCGTCTTTATATCAGGCCAAAGTATTAGCATATAAAGATTTTGGGAATGACATTATATTAAAGAAAAGTAGGACACATGACCGTTAACGAACTTATTGAACAGTTGAAGAATTATCCGGGCGATATGAGGGTTCTTACTCTCGGATATGAGGGTGGGTTTAATGATATTAAACTTAGTACCGAAGAGATCGTATTAAACTTCTCAAAGAATGATGCTTGGTATTATGGGCCTCATGAGAGTGTGAAGTATACGGATGGTGATATTGGTACTGAGTGTTTGATTATTACGAGGGGTAAATAATGGAATGGAATAACTCTCATAAGAATCCACCACAGGTTGGGCAGAAGATTTATTATTTTGGCCCCAACATTGGTATCGGGATTGGTCACTATTCTTATGATGAAAACCAACATATTATGACACACAAGGGGAGAGTTGACCTTTGTCCACACCTATTTAAAAATGTAAACTGGGGTTTGGTAGATGCTTGTGACGCTCCATTCTGGTATCCTTATGATGAGGAGCGGGCTAAGAGTTGGTGTCCAATTATTCCAGAAGAATATACTAAGGGATTATATGACTGAGGATCGTGAAAAGGCTATGGTTTATATTATTAGTTTTTTTAACTCTCGTATGGCTGCTGTAAATAAGCATAATGTGAGTAAGGTTAAAGAGCTGATTTCTACTCATGAGATTGGGGCGAGTGAACTAATCGATAAGTATGTGAGGCTTGTACTTGAAAACTCTTAGTGATATTTGTCCATGTGGGGCGTGTGATGTTCTTGTGTGGAAGTATGATGATTATGGAATAATCTGGAACTTCTGCCAACAGTGCCATTGGTGGTATATCGACAACGATTAACTGCCATAATGGCAGGCTGGCCGCGAAATCTGCCAAAATGACACCCAATATTTTCTATAGATTGGTATTGACAATGCCGATACTTAGAGTATGCTTAGGGAAACAATGGACGGGGATAGCCACAATGATATCAAAAGAGGCTATCTGAAATGTTGGTCGAGTATGGCGGAAGCCGACATTGTTTTTCCTAATCCTTCGGATTTGGCTGGTGTGGCTGTAGTCAGCGAAAGTTTAAAGATCTTGACAAGGTTTGGTCGATAAGGTATACTACAACCATGAAAACAAAACAACCACACGGCGAAGTTCGATTTCATTTGAGTAATGGCCAGCATTATATGCACTGGCAAGTGAAAGTTAAGCAGGGTGGAAAGACTGTTGATGTCTATTATTATAACCCTAATGAATATCAGTTGGAAATGAGGGGTTGTCGATTGGTGAATAAGCCTAATAAGGCTAAAAAGGTATTTGAGGCTGGTGTGCATGATGTGAGCGGGTGGGTAAGGTGTGAAGAGGTTATGCTTCGTAAGGATTTTCATCCGATTCTTCCTATTGACAATCTTGAAAAGTTGTTTTATAATCCAATCCGTGACCCACACTGGCGACGAGAAAGCGATAGCAACGAGTTCGTTTGGGACGATACCGAATACGCTACTTTACTAACTAACGGTAAACAAGTTTACATTTTGGAAGAAAGGGTTTGATATGATCAATCTGCAACTGAGTGTTCGTGAGGCTATGAATCTGGCGACGAACTGCAATCTGGAAATCTATGAGCGGATCGTGACCGCTTTCGAGGTTGCTTTGGGTGTGAACCAGAAGCGAACCGTTACCGTTACTGGCGGCATGAGTACGAACAACCGTATCTCCTGCATCAAGGCGGTTCGTTCGATTACTGGCTGGGGACTCAAGGAATCGAAAGATTGGACTGATCCTGCCGTTGGACACTACGATAGTGCCGGATGGTGGCGTGATGGTGGACAGAAGATCAGCATGACGCTGACCACCCCCGAAAAGGCCGAAGCCTTGCTGCGTGAACTGACCAAATTGGGTTGTGAATGTGCTCTCTCATGATCCAAACCCTATCTGCCAAAATGGCAGTGGGGCCGCGAAAGCTGCCAAAATGGCAGACAAAAATATTCATGGTGGCGATTGACAACGCCGATACTTAGTGTAGAATGATTGTATCACGCGACAAGACGCTGGTTGACTCCGAATCCGAAAAAGTTCAACCTAGCACTTGACAAGTGACGATAAGTGATGTAAGATTGTTTTATTGGTGGTTGATTACTCTTTTTGGAAAGGTTTATACTATGCGTACTTATGATTTTGCGGTTGCTGTTGCGTCGGATGCTCTTGATACGGAAGTGGTTGAGGATACGATTCGTCAGGCTCTTGCCGATGGTCTGCCCGAGGATACGCTTGTGGTCGTGAAGGCCCAGGGTATCAAGGACTATAGCGAGCAGGGTTGGAAGGTTGCTCGTAACCGTAAGTTTGGCGTGAGCGTCAAGCAGGCCGGTGATGGTCACAAGGCTAAGACTACTAAGGTTGAGGCGGAGACTGTTGCCTGATATAATATCCGGTAGACCGCTGGTGGACGCACCGGCGGCTATCGGTTTTATGACTCCGTAGCTCAATTGGATAGAGCGAGTGGTTTCTACCCACTAGGTTGGGGGTTCGAGTCCCTCCGGGGTTATTCATCCTGCCAAAACGGCAGGCT